GCCGGATGAAGTAAAGCAATGACCACCGTGCAAGAACTGGAAGTGACCGTAACCAGCCACATTGATGTCTGTGCGGTACGGTACGAAGCGATCCATGCGCGTTTAAAGCGTCTGGAGAGACTCGTGATCTCAGTCGGAGGCACGGTCATTCTGGTGCTGGTCGGCGCGTTGGGTTCGATGGCAATGATGCTGGTGGAGGCATTGCAGAAGTGAATATGCAGAAGATTGTGGATATGTTGTTCCCAGTGCTACTGGCCGCTGTCGGCTGGCTGCTTGCGGAAATCGCATCGTTCAACAATCGTCTGATGTCGGTTGAGAGCAAGATGCCCGCGTTGATTACGGCTGAAGGTGTACCCACCGACAGCCCATTAAGCGCGTCCCGTCGTCAGGAACTTAAAGACGACATCATGGAGGACATCCATGACTTGCAAGTGCGCGTCAAACTGATGGAGGAGCGCAACAAATGATGACCATGATTAGCACTTTCCTGTCGTTCCTTGCGGGTGGACTACCCAAGATTCTGCAAATTTTCCAAGACCGGCAGGACAAAAAGCACGAATTGGCTCTTGTCGCAGCCCAGAAAGAGCGCGAGTTAGCATTGGCAGAGCGTGGGTTTATCGCGCAGGCACGGGTTGAGGAAATCAAATTGGAGCAAATCCAGACGCAGACGGCTGCTGAGGAACGCCAAGCCCTGTACAACCATGACATTGAGATCGGCAAGGGCGCCAGTCAGTGGATGATTAACCTGCGTGCCAGCGTCCGTCCTGTTGTGACGTACATTTTCGTGCTGGAGTTGGTCGCGCTGAACATTGCCGGGGTGTGGTACGCATGGCATCAAGGGGTGCCGTTTGCGGCTGCAATGGCCGAAGTGTTTTCGGATGACGAAATGCTGATCCTAAGCAGCATTATTGCGTTTTGGTTTGGTACGCAGGCTTTTGGCAAGAAGTGACATCGGTATACCACATCAGAAAACAATCAAGCCTTGCGCTTGATGAAGGGTACGTTGGAATCAGCGTAAACCCTGCTGTTAGGTTTTACCAACACAAAAATGCTGCAAAGACTCGCCGCGATCATTTATCAAATGCTATTAAAAAATATGGCGACGAGATGTGTATTGATGTTATTGCGTCGGATCTTGATGAAGATCTTGCGCGGTTTTTAGAAAAAATGCTTCGCCCATTTGAAAACATGGGGTGGAATACTTGCGTTGGCGGCGGCATTCCTCCAAACCCAAAAGGCAAGGAAAGACCAGAGGCTTACCGTAAAAACATATCTATTGCCAAACTTGGTAGCAAAAATCCGATGTTTGGTAAAAAAATTGTATTTTCGGAAGAACATAAATCTCGCTTGTCGGCAGCGGCACAAAACATGCCTGTTTTGGTTTGCCCTCATTGTGGCAAGCAAGGACGATGCAATGGAATGAAACGATGGCACTTTGACGGGTGCAAGCATGCGAGTGTCTGAAAAAGCGATACGCATGATTTGTCATCACGAGGGTGTCCGAACCCGTCCGTACCAATGTCCGGCGTTAATCTGGAGCGTGGGGGTGGGTCACGTAATAGATCCTGCTCACTTGGCGGTGAAGTATGAGGAGCGCAAGAGTCTACCGGTACCCGCAGGCTGGGATCGCACCCTCACGATGGGAGAGGTGGACGCTATCCTTGCTCAAGACCTTGGCCGGTTTGAGCGCGGCGTGGCCCGACTTTGCCCTGCTGCTCTTGGTCATCAAGGGATTTTCGATGCTTTGGTTTCCTTCAGTTTCAACGTGGGCCTTGGAAATCTGCAACGCTCTGGGTTGCGGATGAAGACCAACCGGGGTGACTTTGAAGAAGCGGCTGAAGAGTTTATGAAATGGACGAAGGCGGCTGGGCGTGTATTGCCCGGTCTTGTCAAACGCCGTAAAGATGAGCAGAGGCTATATTTGTCGTAATTAGGGTATAATTGTGCCCAAATAGTCTTGCCTGACTGGTAAGACGCGGGACTAAGGAGAGGTGTATGCCTGCGTCGATGACATTTACCAGCTTGCAGTCCGACATCCGCAACTACCTAGAGCGTGGCGGGGCGACGGACCCTATTGTCTACGAGCAGATCCCCCGGCTAATTACCCTGGCCGAGCGCCGGATTGCCCGTGAACTCAAGATTCAGGGGTTCCAAACGGTGGTCAATACCACCATGCAATCTGGGGTAGCTGTTTACGCAAAGCCGGATCGGTGGCGTGACACCATCAGCATTAACTATGGTACCGGGACGAACAACAACGTCCACACCCCCGTATTCCCGCGATCTTACGAATACGTCCGTAGTTACTGGCCCAATGAGACAACGACTGGCCAGCCTAAGTTTTACGCTGACTACGACTATAAGCACTGGATATTTGTGCCGACGCCGGCTGCGAACTATCCAATGGAGATTTTGTACTACGAACTGCCGCCGCTGTTGGATGATACAAATCAGACCAACTGGCTCACGGAGTTTGCACCAAACTTGCTGTTGTATGGGTCGCTGGTAGAAGCGACTCCGTTTGTAAAAGACGACGACCGGGTGCAGCTGTGGCAGTCCTACTATGACCGGTCGCTGGCTGCGCTGAATGGCGAAGATCTCCAGAAGATTGTTGACCGGTCTACGAATCGCCGGGAGGCATAAGAAGTGACCACCACCTACACCAATACGTTCGGGGGCACGAACATCTACCCAAGCGATGTTTCGTACCGTTATGTATCGCTGACGATTGATCAGGTTTTGGATTGGCCTCTTGAGGCTGCTCCGAGTACCGACGTCGTTGCGAAGATTATGGACGTTAATGCGACGACCACGAGTCTTGTCATCACAATGCCGGATGCGACTGAAGCCGGCACTGGCGAGACGGTTCTGTTTAATAACGTCGGCGCTAACACGTTCACGGTTAAGACCTCTACTGGTGTAGTGATCTGTGCTCCGCAGTCTGGAACGACGTTTCAAATTTATCTTACAGACAACAGCACTGCTTCAGGTACGTGGCGTTCGTTCCAATATGGTGCATCGGCTTCTTCTACCAACGCGGCTGCGCTGGCTGGCTTAGGTATCAAGGCAATTGCCACGACCCTGAACCAGTCGATGCCGGTGACCAGCTTTAGTACTAACTACACGACGGGCACGAGCGACCGAGCAAAGGTTCTGGTGTGGACAGGAGGCGCTGGAACGCTGTCGTTTGATGGCGCCCCTACCTTGGGTAGCGACTGGTTTGTTAACGTCCGAAACAGTGGTACTGGTGATCTGACGCTAGACCCCAGCAGCTCAGAACTGATCAACGGCGCAAGCACACTTGTGCTGTCGCCTGGTGATAGCGCCATCGTTGTTACTAACGGTGTGCAGTTCTGGACGATTGGCTTTGGTCAATCTGCTGTCTACGCTTTTAGCCTGCTTCAAATTGACGTTTCGGGCAGCGGTAATTACACCCTTTCAGTTTCCGAGCTCAACAAAACTGCCTACGTATTTACTGGAACTTTAACCGGAAATCGCGACGTTATTGTTCCGACCACGGTTCAACAGTACTGGGTCAGCAATCAGACATCTGGTTCTTACACGCTTGGCATTAGAACAGCCGGCCAAGCAAGCCCTGGCGTTACTGTTTCAAGCGCAGCCAGAGCGATCTTGTACTGCGACGGAACTGATGTGGTTGATGCCGACACGGCAACGATTGGCATCCCGGTTGCGGTTTCTCAGGGTGGTACCGGTGCTACAACTGCGAGCGGTGCGCGAACGAATTTGGGAGCAACGACAGTTGGTAACGCAGTGTTTACCGCAGTGAGTCAGTCCGCTGCCCAGATCGCGCTGGGGTTGGACCCCATTGAGGGCGGTACGTACTAATGCCGCTTCAGCCGGTCATTGTTCGCTCTGAACCCGGTATCAAGAGAGACGGTACCAAGTTTGAGGGCAACTATTACGTAGACGGACAGTGGGTTCGTTTTCAACGTGGACTGCCCAGAAAGATAGGCGGGTATCGTTCGCTGCAAGACAGCCTAGAGGGCATTGCCCGTGGAATGCATATCCACAATCACAATGCCTATACGTATGTTCACATCGGAACGGCAAATGGTATTTTCCGATTTCGCCTAGACCAGAATGGTCTTTCGAGCATTATCACTAATCGAACAGATTCCAGCTTCATTTCTAATGAAGCAAACATGTGGCAGTTCGATGTTGCGTACAACACCACAAATAACCAGAACGAGATTCTGGCTCACGTTGCTCCAAACGTAGAGGACATCTCTTCGGACGCTGCTGGTCAGTTGTATGTTGGGTACGACAACGGGACCTCGCAGTTAACCCCTGTACCCTCACTGACTATTTCAGGCGGCATCGTTGCCTTGGCTCCGTATGTATTCGCTTACGGATCGGACGGGTTTATCCAGTGGAGCCGAGCCGGGTATACCGATGACTGGACTAGCGGCGATGCAGGCGCTGCTCGCATTACGAGCCAGAAAATTGTAAAAGGTCTTCCGCTTCGATCCGGCGCCGGTAACGCACCTTCGGGTTTGTTCTGGTCATTGGACTCGGTAATTCGCGCTACGTATGTAGGCGGTCAGGCGGTATTTCAGTTTGACACTATTACTTCGCAGTCGAGCATTCTTTCTTCGCAAAGCGTGATCGAGTACGACGGTATCTACTACTGGTGCGGTGTTGACCGGTTCTTGATGTTCAACGGTGTTGTACGAGAAGTACCAAACGCTTTGAACTTGAACTGGTTCTTTGACAACTTGAACTACTCTCAGCGCCAGAAAGTATTCGTGTTTAAAGTTCCGCGATGGGGCGAGATCTGGTGGTGTTACCCGCGTGGGAATGCCACTGAATGTACCCATGCAGTTATCTACAACGTGCGCGAACAAACGTGGTACGACACTGTGCTCCCAAATAGCGGGCGCTCTGCTGGCATGTATGCGCAGGTATTCAGCTCACCGTTGGTGGTGGGCGTTGTCGATGTTGACCCTCAAGTTCCTCTTTATCGCGAAACTGAGGCTAAAGATCTTCGCGTTACGGAAGACAACCAGCCGCGAATCATCAACGACCCAAAGGGTTACGTTGTGTGGCAGCATGAATATGGCACAGATGAAATTTACGGAACTCAGATTCGCCCGGTTCAGTCTTTCTTCGAGACGGCAGACATATCTTTAATTGCTTCTGAGCAGCCTCAGAACATGGCGATTCGCGTAGAGTACATTGAGCCTGACTTTGTTATGTCTGGAGACATGACCGTAGAAGTAACGGGTCGTGCTAACGCTAGGTCAGCAGAAGTTACTAGCGACCCGCAAACGATTTACGCAACACTGACAGACCGTCAGCAACAGTTGGTGTACTTCCGAGAGATCCGTCGAGAGATGCGATTCCGTTTCGAGAGCAACACGCTGGGCGGAAACTATCAAATGGGCCAGGTTATTGCGCACATCGAAGCGGCTACGGGTACGGTGCTTGGAGAGAATCCATGAGAACGCACCGAATCGTAGATCCTCGTGGGGTGGACTTGCAGTACTGGGCGGATACCCTGTGCTTGGACTTGGATGAATATGCGGTGATCCCGCAGCTGTACTCGGAATCCGAGTGGCAAAATTGGGCTGCTGGCTTGATAGGCATAAACGGCATTTCTCAGTTAAACCCCCCGTCTCCTTACCAGTTTGACGACTGGCAAGAGTGGGCATATCGTTTTTATCAAGTCTTAAATTAGGTGAACCATGGCTGGTTTTTACACTTACGGTGAAGTTCCTACTACGGACCCTGAAGGCGGGTCAGAGGAAATTGAGCGTGGTTTTATTGCTCAGATGCTTGAAGAGCAAGAGGCTTCTCGTCAACGCCAAGCAGACCTTTTTGAGATGCAGCGCCGGCAGGAAGAGATTGCCGCTGCCAGAGCAGAGGAAGAAAGCCGTCGTGTTCTTGCCGAGCGGATAGCTGAGGAGCGCGCTCGTGAAGATATGATTAGACAGGCGGAGGCTGAGCAAGCCGCCGAATCTGCTAGAGCGGAGGCTGCGAGAGTGCAGGCTGCCCGCGATGAGGCAGCGAGAGCCCAGGCTGCTAGTGAAGAAGCTGCGCGAGCCGAGGCTGCTAGAGCAGAAGCTGCCCGTGTCATAGCAGAGCGCGAAGCCGCTCGTGTTGCAGCGGAGCGGGAAGCCGCTCGCGTTGCTGGGGAAGAAAGCGCAAGGAAACAATCAGCATCTGTTTCATCTCCTTTGAGCGATGCTGTTTCATCAGAAGACTCTCGAGTTCCATCTGGCGCTCTGAGTGACGCAGTTGTAATTGAAGAGCCTTCTGCTCAGAAGGAGCCGGTAACGCAGCCTGTCGCACCAGCCGAAATGAGTTGGATTGACAGGATGAAACTTTTTGGAGCGCAGCCCTCGCTTGTTCCTAACCTGACCCAGCCCGGCACTGGCGGTGCGGACATTGCTGCCGCAGATCGGTACAAGAAAGAAAAGCAATCCGCTGTTAGCGACTATGAGCAAAAGATCAATTCTTTAAGAACGGCTAATCAACTTACGCCGGAAATTGAGAATGGTCTAAAAGAAAATTTGAAGCAGACGCTTGATTCTCTTTCTAGCCAAGAGTCGGTTTATCTTAACAGCCTGCCTCAGCGTCAGGTTCTTTCTGATCTGTTGAAGAGCAATCGGTTTGAAGAGGCCTATAAATATGCCTCCGAAAACGGAATGCAAACTCTTTTGACGCAGACGAACGAACTTAAAAACCTTAGGGGGGCTTTCACCAAGGAAGAGGCTCGTCAGTTTATTAACTCCATGCCGCCAGACTTTATGAAGGGCGCTTATGGAGATAGATATAAATTTGATGAGGCTTGGAAGTTTGACCCGAAGGGAGCCGAGGAACGCGGCGCTTTAATGTGGGTGTCTGGTTTTGACGAATCTGGAAAAGCGATAACGTCAGACACTGGGTACCCGATGCTTGATCGGGTTCTTCAGGCTCAAGAGGTCAAGAAAGATCCTGGCATATTTAAGGACATCTTCAACGCTGCCGCGATTGCTGCTGCCATATTTGGCGGTGCGCAACTTGCCGGCGCGCTTGGTGGCGGTGCTGGAACTGGAGCGGGTGCGGGTGCGGGTGCGGGGGCTGGTGCTGGCACAGCAGCGGGTACAACCGCAGCAGGGGGCGCTCTTGGTGGCGCTGGTGCTGGCGCGGGTGCTGGTGCTGGTGCCGCTGCTGGAGCTCTCCCCACATTTACAGTAACCGCTGGAACCGGCGCGGGCGCTGGTACTGCCGCTGCTGTTGGCGCTGGTGCAGCGGGTGCTGCCGGCGCTTTAGGCGGTGGTGGCGGAAGTTCTGCGGCAACGACTCCGCAAGCTACTGTTCCAGAGCCTTCTCCCCTTGATGAGGTTGTAGTTTCGACGAAGCCTAGCGTTGCAACAACTCCTGCTGCTCCGCTTGCTACGACCGCACCTGCGGTTGCAGAAACCATTGTGGAAAAGGCAGCGCCGCAACCTGAGCCAGAGCCTCAGCCGGAACCGGAGGCTGAACCGCAGCCCGAAGAAGAGCCTTTTGTTGAGGCACCTGTAAAAGAAGGGCTTCCTCAAATTGAAGTAACGGCTCCAGCCACTACAAGCTCTCCGCTCGTTGTCCCTCCTGTTGTTGTTCCGACAACGACTCCGGTTGATCTGCCAAAGAGTCCTTTGGAAACTGCCGAGCCTGCTCCTGAGACTGAGCCTGAAGAAGAGCCTTTTGTTGAAGCGCCCGTGAAAGAAGGGCTACCTGAAATTGAAGTAACGACTTCGCCACCGGTAAAGCCAGATCTTATTATTCCTCCTGTTGTTGTTCCAACAACGACTCCGGTTGATATGCCCACGCAACCTACCAAGGTAAACGAGCCTCCGCCGGAAGAAAAGGAAGACCCTCTCAAGGGTATGCTGGATAAGCTCGGAGGGCTTGAGGAGTTGCTCAAGCTTCTGGCTGCGTTTGGCGCTACGAGTGGCGGCGGGTCAAAGCCCAAGGGTCCGTTGACTACAGCGACCAAGGACACCGAGTTTGGAGGGGCGCTTCCGAAGTACAAGTATGTTCGCAAGAGCATTACCCCGACCACCGAAGCGAAGACCTACGGGTTCCGCCCTGAGGAGCAGTACTTTGAGTACGTTCTCGAGGAAGAGAAACCCCCTGAGGAAAAGAAGGACGGACTCGCCAAGGGCGGGTTGGCAGGCTATGCCAAGGGCGGCAGCAAAAAGTCCCGCTATGTGGACGGTCCAGGGTCCGGTCGGGACGACAAAATCCCTGCCCTACTGAGCGACGGGGAGTACGTAATTGACGCGGAAACTCTGGCTCTTTTGGGGGATGGCTCGACTAGGGAGGGGGCACGGCGGATGGATAAATTCCGTGCTAATATCCGAAAGCACAAGGGTCGTGCCCTATCGCGTGGCCAGATTAGTCCGGACGCAAAGTCGCCCGATAAGTACATGGGCGGAGGGTTAGCCTAATGAGTGTTACAGACTTTCTGTTTGAGGGGAAAACTCCCACTCCCATTGATTTGACGAGCACCACAAAAATTCAGCTTCCGGAGTGGTATACCGAATATACCACCAACATGCTTTCTAAGGCGAAGGCGTTCTCAGACCTGCCTTATGAAACCTACAAGCGCCCTCGGATTGCAGAATTTACGAAGACCGAAAGGGAAGGTGCTGAGGCTGCGAGGAAGGCGGCAAGATCGTTTGAGCCGTTCACAACAAAGGCTGGCTCTACCCTTGACGAGGCTGCGAAGAGGACTGGAGGCGCGTCTGCGGCAGCTGCTGGTGATTTTGCTAAAGCATCTGGTATGTCTGCTGCTGGCGCAGCCAGGCCCTTTTTTGAAAGGGCGGGTGATGTTTCTTCTTATGGCGCCGCAAAGGATTATTTTTCCGACGCTTCTAGGGCTATCAAAGCCGGCGGGGAAGGTTCCTCATTAGGGGCTGCGCAGAGATATATTGACGCCGCCTCGGAAACATTCCCAGGCGCTGTTGATAAGTACATGAACCCGTACATCAAGGGCGTCGTTGAGCAGATTGGCGACATTGGTATTCGGCAGCTTAAAGAAAAGTACCTACCTGAGATTGGTCAGGAGTTCATTGGCGCCGGTCAATTTGGCGTTGGTCCCGGCAGCACTCGCATGGGCGAGTTTGGCGCTCGTGCATTGCGCGATGTGCAAAGCTCAATTCTTGGCGAGCAGGCTAAGGCGCTGCAAGCCGGGTACGGTCAGGCTGCGGATATCTACGGTAAGGATCTTGCGCGTCTCGTTGAACTTGCCGGACTGTCTGGCAAGTTGAGCGCGGAAGACTACAACCGAATGATTGAAAGCGGTCGCAGCCTTGCGGATATCGGAGCGAAGGCTGGCGCACTGACGAGCGAAGATGCCAACCGCATGCTTGAGATTGGCAAGGCATCTGGCACGCTTACGGCAGAGGATGCGCAAAACCTTACCCGCATTGCGGAGTCTAAGGGCAGGCTTTCGACTGAAGACGCCGCAGCCCTGCGCGAACTGTCTGACAAATACCTCACGATGGGTCGCGAGACTCAGGACCTTGAGACTAGGGGCGCTAAGACGCTTACGGAAGTTGGCGAGAAAGAGCGCGCAATGGATCAGGCCAATCTTGATCTTGCATACAAGGACTTCCTTGAGCAGCGTGATTATCCGAAGGACATGCTCAAGTTCTTGTCTGACATTCTTTCGGGAGTTAACGTCCCGTCTGTCAAGACGGAGACTCGTCAGGAACTTCCGCCGGGTGCAACTTCTGAAACGGACGTTTCAAAACTTGCTAATGCTTATAAGGTTATTAACGAAATTCTTAATTCGCCTACTGGCGGTGCAGTTAAAGACTTCTTGAAAGAAATGCTTAAAAAGGGTGGTTAAGCCATGGCTGAAATCAAGTACCGAAGCCCTGCTAAGAACCTTCGTGAAATGTACGAGCGGTACATCATCGAGGGTAATGACAGCATTCTTGCAAACCGCAAGAAGAAGTTTGACGTTGCAAAACCGAAAGCAAGGTCTGAAGAACCTGGCTGGGGCGATATCAGTGAGGTTGAAGATGAAGAAGAACTTACTCAAGATCAAGGAAGAGTTATTCAACCTGATGAGGAAGATGAAGACGAACTTGTTGATCAACCTGAAGAAGTTGCCTCAGCAGTTGAAGAGGACGAAGGAGAGCCTGCCCAAGCAAAGCAGCAAGTCTCTCGACGTAACCTCTACGAAGAAGAAATCATCAAGCAACTTGAAGAAGCGCAAAAAAAGCTCTTGACGCCAAAGCAGTTGGGCATTGCTGACATTCTTGGCGCTGGCTCCATTAGAAAGTCTGCTGACTTGATCCGCAGTACTCAGGCGGAGAACGAAGAGCGTGCGATGAAGGCGCAAGATCTTGCGCTTGACATTCTCACGCGCAAGTCAAGGAGTGAGCAGGAAAGAATGGCTGCGGAGGAACAGGCAAAGTATCGTCAAGACCTTCTTGAGATTCGTAGGCTTGCAGCAGAAAAAGGCCAAGCAGACCCATCTCAAGTTCGCGCTGACAAAATTTCAGCAAAAGCAATGTTCCCAAATCTTCCAGAAGATCAGGCTTACGCAAAATACCTGCGCGAAGTGAAGCATCTAAAGCGCCCATCAGCGCCTCCACGACCTGCTCTAATTACCCGTATGGCGCAAATTAGAAACAAAATAAAAAATGGCACTGCAACGCCAGATGAAATTGAAGAGTTGCGTATGTATGACGAGCAGCAAAAGAAAAGTTCTAGCATTCTTGACTACCTCTTACGGCAGCAAGAAAATCAGTAACGAGGGCTACGATGCCTAACTTCACGGTCATCGGTCCGGACGGAAAGAAATGGAATGTTCCTGCACCTGAAGGGGCAACCCAAGAAGATGCAGAAGAATACGTTCTGAAGTCCAAGTACGGGCTCAGCAAGCCTGCGCCCAGAAAGCAGGAGCCTGCTCGCGTGGACTTTATGCGTGAGGGTCAGGCTTCTACTGCTCCGGCTTCACGGCCTTCTGTTACGCCAGCGCCAGCCCCGGCAACGCGCCCGGCCCCGGCTGTAGAGCAGCCTGCTACGCGACGATCACCGACTCCCTTGAGCGTGACTTCGTTGCTTGTTGAGCCGGCAGCGTCGATGCTGACTGGCGTTTTGAGCCTGCTTCCGTCTTACGCTCGAGGCGCATACGGCCTTGCAAAAGGCGAGTCAGACCCGGAAGCCGCAGCAGCGATTCGCGAAACTCAGCGCAAGATGACGTACGAGCCGCGCAGTGAGATGGGCAAGTTGGGTATGGAGACGATCCGCCCTGCTGCGGAGGTCCTGTCGATTCCGTCGCAAATGATTGGCAAGGGCGTTGAGAAAGTGACCGGCTCCAAGGTTGCCAGTACCGTTGCCGAGGATGTGCTCGGGCCTGAAGTCCTGCTCCCTGGTGCTGTAGCGGCTAGAGGCTTGATGCGCCGCCGTGCGGCAGCGAAGGCTGTCCCTGAAGCTCCGCCTGCCGTAACTCCAGAGCCTCCGCCAGTTGTTGCGCCAGAGCCGCCGCCTCCTGTGGTGCCGGAAGTCAAGGGCAAGAAGGGCAAGAAGCCAAAGGCGTCGAAACTGCCGATTGTTAAGACGCCGGATGAAGTTAACACGCAAGTAGTGAAGTCTGAGATTAATCTTTCTCCAGACCCAGAACTTGAGGCTGCGCGTATCGCAGCGCGTGATCTTCCGGAGAACGTCGTCCCCGGCATGAAGACTGGCGAGCGCGTAGCGCCTACGATTGCTGCGCAGCAAAAAATTACCAATGCTGCAAAAGAGTTGCTGGAGACTGGAGAGGTCAAGATTGACCCCAGCATCCCGCCGTTCTTGCAGGTTGCTAACTTGCTTCAGTCTGGGCGCTTACGTCCAGATGTGTACGTTGACATTCTCAAACGTAATGAGCTGACCCCAGATGAGTTTGCAAAGTCTTACGTTCAAGAAGTTTCGCAGGCTGGTAGAACGCTGCAAATTCTAAGTGACTTTAGGAAGTTTACTCGCGAAGCAGAGGACGCCGTTGAAGGCATTAACACTCAGGCTGCGGGCGGAATCATTGATGATCGAGGAATTTTTAAACGAATAGAAGATATTCGTCGTGGACTTATGGTGTCGCAACTTTCAACGGCGGTACGTAATGCTACGGTCGGAGTTGGCAGATCCATTCTTGATACCGGTACAAAGTTGATTGACTACGGTATTCAAAAGGCTACTGGCAAGGTCAACCCAGAGATGCCGTTGACGACGGCGGGCGATGCGTTTGGTCAAGTAATGAACTTGCTCAATCCAAAGCAAGCCATGGACTTAACCAAACGTATCCTTGAGGTTCGCCCAAAAGAATACGATGAGATGTTCCGTCAGTACAACGCTGGCGTAACGCTTGGCGGAAAAGCTCCGGACATTCTAGGTGGCGCTGAGAAAGCGGTTTATGCACTTAACGTATTTAACCGATTCCAAGACAGCGTGATGCGTAGCGCCGTCTTTGCGGACTCTGTTGAGCGCGGCATGAAAGCACGCGGGCTCGACTTCCACGAAGTAATGAAGTCCAACCGCATGGGCGATATTCCGGAGGATATCGTTCAGCGCGGCGTTGAAGACGCTATGGACTTCACATTCTCAAACAAGCCGAAGACAAAGGCTGAGCAAGCCGTTGTTACCGCTATCGATAACATTCCGCTTGCTACAGTTGCAATCCCGTTCCCGCGCTTCTTGATTAACTCAATGCGCTTTATGACGGAGTACAGCCCTGCTGGCCCGTTGCATTTGCTCAGCAAGAACGAACGGGCTGCGCTCAAGTCAGGCGATACCAGATTACTATCTAAAGCACTTGCTGGGTCAGGCCTTCTTTACGGGGCATACGCGCTGCGTGACTCAGAATACGCTGGCGAGAAGTGGTACGAACTGAAGGGTGAAGATGGCAAGACCATCGACATGCGCCCGTATGCGCCGTTCTCTGCGTATCTGTTTGTTGGCGATGTTATAAAGCGCAATCTGGATGGTACGTTGTACGACCTGAAAGGAACTGATGTTACCGAAGCCCTCGCCGGCATCGGCTCTGATAAAACTGGGCTCCAACTGGTTGACGGGGTGCTTGGCGAATTCAGAAAAGACCCAGAGTTTGGAGCCAAGAAAGCAGAAGACTTCCTTGTGAAGTTAGGCGGCGAATACGCCGGCACATTCTTCATTCCGTTTCAGCAAGTTCGCGATGTCATGGCGGAGTTCATGCCAGAGGAAGCCAAGGTTCGCCGCGTTACGGAAGAGCCTCTGACTGGCCCAATAACTTCCAAACTTCCTGTCGCTGGCCGTGAACTGCCAGAGTCTTTCTCATACACCAACCCGCAGCCTCGGGTGCGCGAGTCGCCTGGGCTTCGTCAGGTTACGGGCGTCACGCAAATCTCTCCCAAGAACGAAGCCGAGAAAGAAATGGATCGGCTTCAGATTAAGGAGTTTGAGATATTCAAGCGCACGGGGGATGTTGATGCAGACAGGCTTGTTGCATCAAAGTCTGCTTCATTAATTAATGATGTTGTCTCAAAGTTTGTGTCTTCTCCTGAGTATGCAAACAAAACCAATTCTCAAAAGCGATATATTTTCAAACAACTTTTGTCTGAGGTTAATTCCGCCGCCCGTCAACAGGCGATGAAAGAAACCCCGGATGCGTTTTTGAAGGATGTTATTAAGAAGGCGCTAAGCAAGGATGAACTTCGCATTCTGGAAGAGGCAGGCGTCAAGTTCCCAGA